TATATTACTTAAACAGTAGTATATATAAATTATGCCAAATCTACCGAGATATGGCGCACGGAGATTGTAGTATTCCCTCGTGTAGATGATTTTAGATTAGTTTAGATGACATTGGTGGATATGGCAGCGTTAAATGATCGTGTGTATTTCCCACCTTGGCTTCTTATTAGGATATGGCAGCGTTAAATGATCGTGTGTATTCCCCTTTTACTGATGATTCTAATGATTTTTAGTCAGGTTTGATTGTTATATAGTACTTTTCAAGTTCTATATGTGATTTATTTCTTCGTTTTGCGGGTTTTTGTACGATAAAAAACCCAAACCATCTTTTTAGGCGAATGTGACCACTTTTGTGGGCTTATTTTGAGATTTATTCAAAAATAGTGTTGATAGGGTGTCACAATACCCGCTATCAACGTTTTATGTTCTATGTACAAATTTGTAATTATTATATTTTTGTATATTTGATAGTCATAAAGAACTCCAAAAAGTAAAAAATTCATTTTGTGTTTGTGATTTAAAAAAGAGCTTTATGACTAGGCAAAACTTATATTTATATGATTTTTAAGAATGGTTTCCACCGGTTTATTCATTATGAAATTTTGTATATTGTGTCCCTCCGTATGACTGCAGCATCGACACACAATATATACTATTATTACGAAGCGTCATGAACTTCGTAAGTTTAATAATAACCTTATTAATTGTATTTATGTAATACCGTCTCAGCTTAAGAGTAGTAGAGACCGTTTGGGTGTTCGTAAAACATCCTAACCCTAGAACGGGTGAAATAATACTTCACAACCCCCCCTCAATACAACATTACAATGATTTCCGATTTTCTAGCGCATCCAGCGTTAAAAGATTTAATTTCAAAGCAATGTTCAGATACGAAATATGTAGTAAAATTACTGGAAGATTTAGGTATATTAACATACCAATTCATCCGTTCGCGTAGTTATATGGACTATGCTATTGCCGTTGCTAATTTTTGTAAGTTACGCAATCATGAATCGATTCTTCATAAGTTATATGAATTTATTCAAAAATACAATTTTGGTACAGAATTGCAGAGCGTGGACGATACGTTCTCTACGCTTAGACAATTTCTGGACAATTATGATAGAATTAAAATTTTGCCAATATTCACAAAGATATATAAGTTTTTATGTTACTGTATTAGCTTATCTATTTTTGATAAAATGAATGTTGATGTGTCATTTCCTTCATTTATGAAGTTGGATAAAGCCATCCTCAAAGAAAAATATACTATGGGCCCTGACTTTGTCGTGTGTATCCTTGATACGATTTTGTTTATATGTGAACGTGGTTATGAGTGTTTTAAATGTGGTTCCTTGAGTCCTTTTACTCACAGTGGAGATAATTATGAAGCTTGGGCTGAACAATCTCTCTTACTGAAGGAACAAGGAAATTATTTATCGAATCCTGAACCGCATGGCTTTACATTACCGCAATTTCTTAGTGACCTTAATGACGCTATAGAGAAAGGAGAACACATTTATAAGTACACCTCATTTTCAAATAGATTAGGTAAAATTCATGTGGGTCAACTTCTCTCTTCTTTAAGATTGCTAAAAGGTGATGCATTGACTCGTAGAGTAGCGCAGCAGGAACGTAGAGCACCTTTTTCGTTACTTGTAGCAGGAGGTAGTTGCGTAGCCAAGAGTTCGTTTACCAAAATGCTTTTTTATCATTATGGTAAAATCAATTCACTCCCCATTGATGACGAATTTAGATATGTTAGAAATCCATTCGACCAATACTGGACCAACTTTAATACCAGTCAATGGTTCATACATTTAGATGATATAGGTTTTATGAAACCAGATAAGTCTCCTAGTATAGATCCTTCCCTGATAGAAATGTTGCAAGTGATTAATAATGTGCCTTTTGTGCCGACTCAAGCTGATTTGTGTGACAAAGGACGTACTCCTGTTAAAGCTGAATTTGTTGTAGCAACCACTAATACTGAACATCTTAATTTAGATTCTTATTTTTCATGTCCTTATGCTGTTGCTAGACGATTTCCGTTTGTCATACGATTAGTACCAAAGCAACAATATTCTAACGATGGTGTGACTATTGCGCCTGAAAAGCTTCAAACCTCTGATGATAGTTATCCTGATTATTGGACTATTACCATCTTGAGAGTTTTACCTGATGCATCAATTAAGCGCAATACTGGTCAAACTGCACAACTTAAAATAGTAGAAGTTTTTTCCGATATATCATTGTTTATAGATTGGTTTAATGAGATTAGTTTTCAAACAAATGGTATTCAGCATAAAGCTATGGCACACGACAATTTACTTAAAAATATTAAATTGTGTCCCCATAATAAACCTTCTACTTTGTGTGTGCATTGTTCCAATAATATGCAACTTCAAGCCGAGTTTATTGATAATGTTGAAGAAAATACATCTTTCACTCATATAAGAGATTATGCATCCGCGTGGCGTGATCATTCTCTTGCTTATTTAAGTGAAAGTGCTGATGTTGTTAATGATAAGGTGAGCAAGTATTTGGAATGGTCTAGAAATCCATTATCGTGGACGTGGAGTGAATTTACTCTTAGACTTTGGTTACAGCTTCATATGTTGATATTTTGGTTGGCTTTACAAAGCCCTATTATTGATATGATATTGGGGCGTATTCTAGGATATCAGTTCACTTTTATGGCAATTGGTAAAGCTTTATCTCATCCCAAGATTGTACGTTACGGATGTCGTCTCATAGGTCATAAGATCAGTTCAACTCTAGTTGCTCCAGGCAATTTAGCTCGAATTTTAGTTGGTATTTCTGGCGTAATAAGTTTATATAAGCTTTATAAATATTTGATACCAAGTAAATTAGGAGGTGATATGCAAGGAGTGGGTAGTTCTACAGGTGTAGCTCCAGAATCTAAGAATGAAAAAGTTAATGTATGGTATAGTGATACATATGAATGTACTGTTGATGATGTTACACCAACTATACTTTCATCTTGTAAAACTGACATAGATACTTTTATTTCTAGAATTTCTAATAATTTGGTGCATATAAGTGTTAAGTTTACAGATAATGAGTCAATGAAGATACGTAAAGCTAAAGCATTTTGTATTAAAGGTCATGTGTATGTTATTAACAATCATATATTACCAGACATTTATCCTTTAGAATTGACTGTGACACAAAATAATATTCAAGAAGGCGTGAATACATGCTTCACTTTTATGTTGTCTAAATCACAGATTAAAAGATGTGTTGAACGTGACATATGTTTTGTAACATTGATGCAATTACCACCCAAGAAAGATATTAGTGAATATATACCTAAAGAAACTTACTTAGCAAGGTTCGATGGGTTATATGTATCTCGTAAACAAGATGGCCAATTATTTACTAAAGACGTTAAAAATCTTAATAAAATAAAAGCTGTTTATGATTATGAGGTTATTCCTGGTTCTTATAATGGTAACGTGTGGTCTGGTGCAGTTGATGTTCCTACAAAGAATGGAGATTGTGGTAGTTTGTTAATTTCTCAAGGTGCACGAGGCTTATGCATCTTAGGAATGCACTTTTTAGGCAAAGATTCAAAGGTTTATAGTATTGCATTTGATTATGAATTTATGTCTAAACATATACCAATTATTTCAAAAGGAGAAACAGGTTTGCAATATCATGGTGCAGAAGTAGATCTCTTGCATTATAAATCACCTGTGAGATACATTCAAGAAGGTACTGCTGAGGTGTTAGGTTCACTGCAAGGATTCAGGTCTGATGGGAAATCTAATGTCAGTCGTACTTATGTTTGTGATTATATGGTGAAGCATGGTGGTTATACTATTACAACTGGGCCCCCCGTTATGAATGGATGGCAACCATGGCGTAATGCTTTGAAGGACTTAGTTCGACCAGTTACGCAAATAGATGTCGATAAATTAACAAGGTGTGCTAAAGCGTTTGCATCAGATATAATCTCCTCTCTAAATGAACAACAACTTAAGGAGTTGCATGTGTATGATGATTTTACAGCTATTAATGGTAAACCAGGATTACGCTTTATAGACAAGATCAATAGAAACACTAGTGCTGGGTTTCCTTATAATAAGAGTAAAAGAAGTTTAATAACTTATTTGGAACCCACACCGGAGTATCAACATCCTGTAGCATTTTCTGATGATATTATGCATGAAGTCGTACATATTATTTCAGAATATACACAAGGTAAAACTTGCAATCCTGTTTTCAAAGCTCATCTTAAAGATAAACCATTGGCTTTCTCTAAAATTAAAGAAGCTAAAACACGTGTTTTTTGTGGAGCACCTTTAGCATGGAGTATAGTTGTAAGAAAATACACTCTTGCTTTTATAAAATTATTGCAACATAACCACTATCTTTTTGAGGCTGCTCCTGGAATTATTGCTCAAAGCACTGAATGGGACAAATTGTATCACCACTTAACATATTTTGGT